TAGTAACCGCGTATTGAAGACTGATTGCTTGGATCTGCCGGATAAGATCTATCTGCGACGCAACGTGCGGCTCACAGACGAACAGTTGAAAGCGTACAAGCAGATGCAAAAACTTGCGCTTGCCAAGTTGGAATCAGGTGAGTTATCCACAACAACGTCTGTTTTAACTCAAATCATGAGGTTACAACAGATTTGCTGTGGACATTTACCGGATGACCAAGGCACCCTGCATCCGCTGAAGAATAACCGCATGACTGAACTGATGGATGTGATCGAAGAAACATCGGGTAAGGTAATTATCTGGGCTACGTTCACGCATGACCTCAAACAAATACAGGCTGAACTAGCGAAGAAGTACGGCGAAGAAAGTGTGCGGATGTACTTTGGTGAAACCGCGCAGGATGATCGGCAGGAGACCGTGGATGCTTTCCAAGACCCAAACAGTGATCTGCGGTTCTTTGTCGGTCAGCCGCGTACAGGCGGTTACGGTATCACTTTGACTGGTGCGAATACGATGATCTACTACAACAACGGCTATGACTTAGAGATACGGTTGCAGTCAGAGGATCGGGCTCATCGGATTGGTCAGACGGCTAATGTCACGTATATCGACATCGTTACGCCAGATACAGTAGATGACAAGATACTGAGCGCGTTGCGTGATAAGATTGATATCGCGGGCGAGGTACTGGGCGAAGATACTAAATCTTGGTTGATTTAAACATTGCTTGAGGCAACCCGAGCGATCCGATGCCAGAAGTTACTGATCCCCCTTTCGCGTAAGTTTTGTCGAATTGAATACCAAAACCACCGGGCACTTTACCTACAGAAAATCCTCCGCCAATTCCTATGCGGCCGTCGCCAAATTGTCCCACGCCTAAAGCTTGATCCCGCGCTTGCTCCGGAGTCACTGCTTGATTCATATTAATCGCGTTCATCAAAGAACGTTCTCTCGCGCTTAAATCATTAACGTCTGGAATATTAACGTCTGGCATAACATCTACTGCTAAAGCGTCGTAAAGACCACCGGAGACTGTTGGAGTTGTGACTGAAGCAGGAGTAAATGGCTCTCGTTGTGTTGAAAGGTCAACAACTTCTGGAGTGCCTCGGGAGGATAAGTTGACCTGACCTTGAAACGGGCGAGAATAATCTTCGACAACAATACCGTTAGGTAGGATCTTTGTGTAGTTTGGAATTCTTTGAACTTCAGCAGGTCCTGTATTAAAGTTGACCCTGTTTCCTCCACTGTCGATGCGCGTGTTTTGGCCAGCCTTATTTACTTTCGAGCCCTGTCCTACCTGTTGGTTTGAGTAGGCATCGTCTGTTGTAGAGCCGCTTTTATCTCCAGACATATCTAAACCTTAATGTATCGTCACTTTTTCCGAAGGTCTCGCAACCCGTCCTAATTTTTTACCTCGTGCCATTCTCACAAACAAACCCTCACTTGCCAAGGTAGTGTGACAATCCAGATAGGACCGACACTTCTTTGCTATGTCACGCGCATTGTTATAAGGTGCAATAAAATCAATGACATAAAGCTGTCCTTCAGTTTCGTCTGTTTCCCAATCCTCGGGTTGAATTTTCCGGCCCCCGTTAAGATAACCTTCTTCTGCTTCAGGCGTTAAAAAGGTGTAACTGAACAGCCCCACGGCTAAATCATCTTGATAACAAAGCACCAATCTTCCGTTGTTAATGGCAGGAAATACAAGACGTTCCATGTCGGTTTCACTGTAATCATAGTGCCAATCAGACATTTGCATCAAATCGAATACATCATCGATCACGAAAACAGGCTTCCAATGCCGCCTCTGCCGCCAGCCGCTTGTAAAAGTGGATCATTAGGAAACATAGCCGCTAACTGCTCACGTTGTTGCGGGTTCGCTTCACCTTGTGGCTGTACAGGAGCCGGTGCAGGAGCCGCGGGCCGTGG